GGCGGCGGCGACGGCATCGGCGTCCTCCACTTCCCACTCGCATTCCTGCTCGCGGATCCCGAGCGCGAGTCCACCCAGATTCAGGTCGGCCATCAGGGCTGCGTGTGCGGCGGTCAGCAGCCGGTCTGCCTCGGTCTCGGGAACGACCGGTGGGACCGCGCGCGCCAACGCCACGATGCGGACCGTGAGTTCGCGTGTGACGCGGTCGTTAGCCCGCTCGGCAATGGCGTCCGTTTCAGGGAACACCACCAGTGCAGGGCACTGCTCGCGGGTGACGGCCACCGACGGTGATCGGTGGACCGTTGCCCCCAGGGCCTGCGCTGCCGGACGAACAGCCTCCATCACCGCCAGCAGGATCTGCTCGCGGACCGAGTTGGTCGCCATGGCGTCAGACCTTGGTGAGAGTCGCGCGCCGTTCGGATCCGTCGCCTCGGGCCCGGACCTCGCGAACCAGGTAGGTCACTGATCCGATCTGGACCTGCTCCCGGGGTGCAAGCCCCACGAACACCGACGTTGGGAACGTCATCGCGTACTCACTGCTGACCGTGAGCCCATCCAGCAGGGATTCGTCCGGGCAGGAGAACCCCACGGGATGGGACTGCGCCGCCGATCCATCCGAGGGATGCCAGACGCAGACCTGGAGCAGGCCCGCGCTGGCTGCTGCCGCGTAGACGGCATCCACCAGCCCCATGAATCAGGCCACCGTGAGCTTGACCAGGACGCCCGGGCGATGACACATCGGCAGCGGGTTGCTCTGCGTGTGCAGATCGGTGCCCCGATCGAACTTGCGCGGCTCCTGCTTGGCGTAGATGGACTGGCCCAGGGTGTTGGCCGTCTCGTTGAAGTCGGCCGGCGCGAAGTACGTGCTGAAGGTGTCCACGGTTCCGATCGGGAACGCATGAGCCTCGCCCGCAGCGATGAAGCGACGGCTGGTGCCGTTGGCATCGGTCGCCTGGCCACGGTACTCCTCGAAGGTCACGCCACCGAAAGTGAAGCCGGAGCGCATGTCGTTGATGAGCACCGCGCCCTGCTGCCAGTAGGTGAAGGCGTCCTTGACCTTGGGATGGTCGGTCAGCGCGTCGAAGAACTCTGGCGAACAGAGGACACGGATACCGGTCATGAACTCGCCCTTGAGGTTGTCCTCCAGGTGGCGCAGCACGTCGGCGCACTTCTTCTTCACGTTCGACGAGGCATTGCCCAGATCGAAGCTGACGACCGCCGGCGAGATACCGAACTCGTCATACAGGTCGTAGATCACCGAGCCGTCGGCATCGAGGATCACGCCCTTGAGGGCGCCCATGCGCAGGTGCTCCAGCGTGATGGCGTGCTTGTTGCGCATCGTCTCCAGATGCCGCGCCATGACGCCGGCCACCGATTCCATCTCGGTCTCGGAGCCGAAGGCACGGATACCCTGGACCTCTTCGGGCAGGACCACGTCGTCGTGCGGGATGTGCGGGATCACGAAGGAGCGCACCTTGCGCTTGCCACGTGCGCCGACCGTGCCCGGAGCACCGGGTGGCAGCGTCGGCAGCAGGTTGAGCACGCCGTTCTGCTCCTCGACGATGATCTGGCGCGTGCGTACCGGCTTCACCGGGAACAGGTTGAGCGACTCGAGGCGCCCGTAGCGGTTGGGGATGACGTTGATGGCGGAGGTCAGTGCCGCCATCGAAAACGCCGGGGTGTTGAACGGGTTGTTCATGTTCAGGATTCCTTTCAGGCGGACTGACGAATGAGGATGCCGCGCGCTTCGAGCGCCGCAGTGGCGGCGACCTTCTGCTCGGGCGTGGCGCTGGCGGGCCAGACAACGGCGTGAGAAGCGACGATCGCGTGGCGCGCAAGCAGCAAGGCGTTGTCGCGCTCAATCAGGCTGGCATCGACGTCGCCCAGCAGGATCCCCACCGGGGACTCGGTTCCGTCGGTCGCGTCCGGCTCGTAGCGCTTGATCTTCGAAGTCGCTGCGACGCGGCCCACGACGGCGCCGAGTTCGAGACGCTGACCGGATGCCACGGTGACGACGTCACGCGAGTAGTTGAGGCAGTCCTCCTCGTACTTGAGGAGATCGCCGAGGTTGAGAGGTTCGTTCAGTGCTGACATGGCTTCAGTCCTTTCCAGTGAGTTTCTTGACGGCCTTCATGAGGGGGTTCTGCTCCGGGGATGCGGTCGTGGCCGCAGCGTCCGGATGGATCAGCGAACTGATCTCCGTGCCCTGCGCCCGACCAGCAAGGAGCGTCTTGCGCACCTGTGCGACGCCCGCCCCCTCGGCAAGGAAGGCTGCGGTGAGCCCGGGCTGGCCAGCGAGCTGGCACAACTCAGCGATCGCCACGGCATCGGCGCGCACTTGTGCAACCGCTGTGTTCACCGCAGCGGTCACTTCGTTGCCCAAGGCGGACTCCTGGGCTTGCCCTGCAATACCGCTCTCAGTGGGGTCGGGCTTTTCGGGTACGGGTGCCGGGTCTTCCGGCGCGTTGGCTGACTCCGGAGGGAGTCGATCGATAGCGTTTTCGTGCATCGCGGTTTTCTCCATGGGGTGGGTTGAGAGAAGCGCCCCTTTGGAGGTGGGCGCGAGGGGGAGACTGGTAGCGGCAAGGACCTTTAAGCCGGTGGCCCCTGCGTTGGTGGCGAGGTAGGACGCGAAGTCCGCCAGCGCGGACTCGGTGGTGCCAAGCCGATCGGCCAGTCCCACGTTGATCGCGTTGGGGCCGAAGTACAGGCCGGCTTCAGTGGCTCGCACGGCCGTTGCATCAAGGCCGCGCATCGTGGCGACGTGATCGACGAAAAGGCCGTACAGGCGGTCGACCTCGGCCTGCAGCAGCGCATAGGCATCGGGATCGAGGGGTTCGTGCGGGGAGAAGTCGTTCTTGTGCGCGCCTGCGGTCACTGCCGTGTAGCGGTAGCCGTCCTGCGCATCGCGAGCCGTCTGGTCGACGTGCATGGCGATGACGCCAATCGAGCCCACGCCGCCGGTCTGGCTCACGTAGATGCGCGAGGCTGCGCAGGCAATCGCGTAGGCGGCCGAGAAGGCTGAGTCGCTGGCCACCGCCCACACCGGCTTGACCGCACTGGCAGCGCGCACCCGCTGAGCGAGCTCGAAGACGCCGCCGGCCTCGCCACCGGGTGAGTCGATGTCGAGCAAGATGCCCGTCACCGAAGCGTCGGCCAGCGCTTCATCCAGCATGGCCGCCACCTGGCCGTAGGAGGTGAGGCCCGATGCGGCATCGAGCCCGAGAGATCGGCGCACCAAGGTGCCGTAGACCGGGATCACTGCGATGCCAGGGGCAGCACCGACGCTCGACTTTGGCGCCGGGATCGGCAGTGCCTCCTTGGTAGCGGGCCATTGAACCCGCTCACCGAGGACGGACAAGATGACGTCGAGCTTCGAGCGGACGAGCAGAAGCGGCGTCCCGTACAGCCGGGACGCCAAATGGGGCAGCAACATGTCAGGTGCCTTGGGTTAGCGCGTCCGCGTTGGCGGACGCAAGATTCGAGGACCTGGGGTTCGCGCCTGTTGCGGGTCCCTGGTCATGGCGAGGGTCGGTATCGAGCACCAACCCCCATGCGTCGGCCCGGGCGTTGTCGGCGGCGATCTCGCGATCGACGTCCTCCGCGTCGTAGCCGTTGGCAGAAATCGCCTCCGATCGGCTCATCAGCCCGGATCGGATGGCGGACTTCATCGCCTCGGTTTCCTTCAGCGGATCCACCCACTGCCAGCCCTGCGGGATCCACTTCACGGCCTGCCACTCCCGCCGACGCGTTGCGCCACCACGCATGTAGCCCGGCAGGACCAGCGCGCCCTCCAGGACGGCTTGAGCCATCCAGGCTTCCCAGATCGGCCGGCAGAGCTGATGCACGACCACGCCGTGCTGCAGATGCTCGACGCGGCGACGGAACTCCAGGAGACCCGCCCGGATGGACGAGTAGTTGACCTGTGTGAGGTCACCGGTCAGTTGCTCATAGGTCACTCCCATGGCGGCCGCCACCGCTCGGAACTGCATGCGCAGGAACTCCGAGTAGGAGCCGCCGACATCGGCCGGCTGCGAGAACTTGATGTCCTCGCCAGGCTCCAGGATCTGCATCGTCCCGGGCTCCAGGCCCGAGAGCGCCACGCCGTTGGCATCTGCTGATCCTTCGCCCAGCAGGCTGTCCTCCGGGGACAGACGGGTGATGAAGCCTGCGAACATGGCCGCCGTCTTCTTGCGCACGAGTTCTGCGTCGTCGTACTGGTCCAGTTCGTGGAGCTTTACGAGTGCCCGTGCCAGCCAGGGCTCACCCCGGATCTGTCCCGGGCGCAGCGGACGGAACATGTGGATAATCTCGGCTGCATCGACGCGCACCGTGCTCATGCCACCGTCGCCGGACATCGGCGCCAGCAGCCCATCCTGGGGATGGGAGCGGTACAGGTGATATGCCACGCGGCGCCCGAGCCGATCGAACTCGATACCGGCGCGCACCAGGTTTCCGTTCTCGGCCGTAGTGTTGAGCGTCACCGGCAAGTGTTCGGGTTCGAGCACCTGAATCTGCAGCGCTACTGGCAAGCCATCTTCGGGACGGCGATAGCGCAGACGCACCAGCACCTCCCCGCCTTCGAGCATGGCGCGGCAGGCCATCGCCTGCAGTCCGTAGAAGTCGGTCAGGCCCGCAGCATCGGCTTCCTGCGTCCAGTCCCGCCACAGGGCTTGAATCGATTCCCGGGCTGCTGGGTCAGCCACCATGGACTGCGGCTTGATGCCCGTGCCGATCGCATTGGCCACGTAGGCTTCCAGCGCGGCATTGGCCCAGGCATTGCGGCGGACCAGATCGCGGCTCTTGGCGCGCAGT